ATACATAAATGCGATGTTGCGGGGGCGAGTTTCATTGCCGACCAGTCCATCAGGGTTTAGGTTGTGCCAATCGGTATAACCCCTTGATGTTGATATACTGCCGTTGGTACCATCGTTCGTGTACAATAGTGCATTATCAAAATCATTATTGTACGCGCCGCACCACACGCCACCTATTCCGGTTGAGCCAAACGGTGCGTAGTGTTCTCTCTGCCAATCAGTAAAATGCGTTGAATGCTCACCCCATCCCTCAACATGGCGATGCGCTGAAATTTGTGGAGCCTGCCAGTCTAAAATCACTCGATACGGATCTGCACCACGAGCGTTATCCCACCCACGAATAAATTCACCGCGTAAATCGGGTAATTTTCCTGATGGATAAGCAGCAGCGAGTTTCGGAAATTGATTTTTATTAAACATTGAACCATTGCATTCGAGCCAACCAGTAGGGGGTTGAGTATTCGGCCATGGCAAAGGCACACCGATAGGAATATAATTAGAAACATTGGCTGTGGTGATAAATTCATTCCAACTATAATCGCCAGTATAACTTGGGTTTTGTTCATAAGTTATAACACTCCTGTATTTAACTCGCTTACTTAAAACATCAATGGCAATATCACCAAATGAATCACCAACAAATGATCGCATTACATGGCTATAATCGAATGGTTTACACCCTTGTGATTGTTGTTGAGTGAATAAAAAACCACTATACTGGTTTTTAGGCTCATCTATGGATTCATTGTCTAAAACATGTGAAAAGCCAATTCCGTAAGAATATTTAGTTAATACGGGGTGACCTTTTATTTTCAGCTCACCATTTATATCATCGCCGGAGCGTTTAACGGCCGCCATAGCTATATCATTCACTATTTTGACTTTCTCATCCACTCTTTGGACAGCTTCATTCACTTTTTTGACTGCCAATGGCGTTGCTGCTTGGTTTTCAATTGTTGAATCAGTGGCGGAATTTAATTGCACAAATCCTTTGGATGAAGTGGTCGCAGTTGGGTGGTTGGTTGATTTTTCATGAGTCGTCATTCTAGCGGTAATTAAATTATCAACATATTGACGAGTGGCTAATATTACTGCTGGGTCAATTTTCAAGGCAATGGCATCAGTGTTATCAACGATGATAATGATACGAATGACTTGCGTTCGCCCACTACCTTCGGATAATTGTGGTTTGTAGGTAGCCGGGCAATTACCCACCGCAACTAAGGTGTTATTCTCATCATATAAGCCAATTTCATGAATAAACCATCCTCCTTGATTTTCCGGAATAATTAATTCGGCAATAATTTGATTTGTATTATTTTCATCAATGGTTAATGAGTTAATGGGTGCTTGATAGACTTCATGAACTAATCTGCTTTGACTGGCATTTGGTGTAGTTGTTTTACCATTACCATCACCAACTCCCATCTTAGTTAATTTGAGTGGGATACCAGATGCGGTCGCATTCGCCAGTAATGCGGCGCCTTGTTGGGTAATTAGAGTATAATATTTTTGACTCATATTTTCATTCCTATAAATAAAAATTCGAATCGCCGTTAAGGCGATCGAATGAGCTACTTGTTTGATTTTAAGAAGCCAGTTTATGAATCCTTTATCCAGTCCTAGGACTTTTATTTATAAAGTGGCTTGCTAACGATAGTGACATAATCTAAGGAAGTGAGTTAATAAATGGATATGTAATAAAAAAAATTACAAGTAGGGTAGGAGAGGTTTTTTGAAAAGTGAAACTATTAATGAAAAACCTTGGTGGTTAAACCAAGGTCTTTTATCAGTTAACGTTATTTAGGCTGTTTTGGCCAATCAATATTTGGTGCTTGTTGTACATCAATGCGATTTAATAATACGCGGTATTTTTTCCATTCAGCGAGTAATTGAATTTCTGGTTCGCTGGCGATTTGCGAATCAACTGCATCTTGTAAATAATTGATTTGTGATGTAGCTTCAGCGATAAGTTGATTTTTTTCGGTTGTCGCTTGGTTGACTTGCGATTGGTGCTGTTTATTTTTATCTAATTGCCATTTTTTGCCATCCCATTTGTCAAATTCACTACCTGGTTTTAAGGTGGTATAACCTTCTGGAATGTCACCAACCTCTTGCATAATCGTTTCCGTACCTGTTTCGGTAGAGTAGATCGTGGTACCGCGTAAGTCTTTAGGGTAGGTCCATTGTTGGCCATTATGGATGATGGCTTGATTGTCTTGCACGTTTTTCGGGGCTTCTAAGTAAGCGTTAGCCGGTAAACCAACGCCAATAGGTAAATATTGATAGGTAGCTTGTGAAAACTCACCTTTGGCATCAACATTATAAATAATTGCCCAGCCGGCGGTGATGGTTAGACCATTTTTATCTAATACGGCTGATGCTGGTTGTAATTCATATTTCATTATTTGTTCTCCTGATTATTCTGCTTTAACTATGTATATAAATGCGACATTGCGCGGATGGTTGTCATGTGAGACAGGTACTACACGTGAAGCATCAAAAGACGCTAATCCGTGTTCCCTAGCTCCACTATGACCAGCACCACACATACGTATGTCTGTCATCTTGAAAGCGCCCGATAGTGTTTCTGAATCGAATCTGCCTGCACTACTTTTAAAAAAACCGGTAATATTTCTAATTGCATCATCTTGATAACTTAAAATGCCTCTATTAGGGTCTAATCCTCGACCGTTATCTTTCCCTCGGATAAATAAACCGCGCAAATCCGGTAGAGTTCCCCACGGATAGACGGCTGCTAGTTTAGGAAATTGATTAACATTAAATGGTGAACCATTACATTCGAGCCAACCGGCAGGTAGATGGTCACTAGGCCAAGGTTGCGGAATTCCAACAGGTAAAACACGTTCTTTAACAAATTCATTCAATCCAAAAACTCTCTCTGAGCCAATATAACCAGCTATCCAGCCATCATGATTGATATGCCAAGAAAATTCGTTTTTATAGGTATTATATACTCCGGAAATTCCATCATTACGTACAACAAATATATGTCTTTTGTCTCCCGAATATACCTGCGATTCAAATTCGGACATTCGGAATTTATCTACAATTGGATCAATTCGATTATGCGCGGCGCTTGCATGGTCATAGGCTGCCTGTGCTTTTTGGTCAGAATATCGAGCATATTCATAAGCATCACGAACCGCTTTTGGGGTTGCCGCTTGGCTTTCAATTGTTGAATTGGTCGCCGAGTTTAATTGCACAAAACCTTTTGAAGAAGTAGTGGCATTGGGGTGATTAGTTGATTTTTCATGGATTGCCAGTTTGTTGATAATTAAATTATCTACATATTGACGCGAGGCTAATACTACAGCCGGATCAATTTTAAGTTCAACTACACTTGCATTATCTACTGCAACAATCATGCGGATTACTTGTGTACGGCCACAGCCTTCAGGCAATTGAGGTTTATAGGTAGCAGGGCAGTTACCGACCGCAATTAAGGTATTGTTCTCATCATATAAGCCGATTTCATTAATAAACCATCCCCCGTGGTGTTCCGGAATGATTAATTCAGCAATAATTTGTTTTGGATTATTTGCGTCTGTGGTTAAAGTATTGATTTGTGCTTGATAGACTTCATGAATAAGGTGGGTTTGAGCAGCATTTGGCGTGGTTGCATCACCATTGCCATCACCAACCCCCATTTTAGTTAATTTGAGCGGAACACCTAAAGCAGTAGCATTTGCCAGTAAGGCGGCGCCATGCTCGGTTATTAATGTACAAAATTTTTGACTCATATTTGTATCCTATAAATAAAAATTCGAATCGCTCATAAGGCAATTGAATGCGATATTAGTGTCGGTTGTTAGGTCTAGTTTTTGAATACTTTATAAACTGCATGCGATTTGCATTTCATAAAATGGTTTACTCACGATAGTGACATAATCTAATGAAGTGAGGTAATAAATGGATATGTAATAATCTAGGTTACAAGTGGCGTAGGTGAGGTGTTGGTTGAAAGGCGTTACCCCCATGAATCGCAACCACTCGGGACCAATATCGAATCTGACGAGCAGATATCGCATATTTTTTTGAAAGAATTTCCGATGATTCTCCTGATAAGAATTCATTAGCTATGATAATTTTTAAATCTCGACTATATTTTGACATAAAAAGCCCCCCAGTAATTGGTTGTCCAACTATTGGGGGGCACTTCAACAAGACCAAGGTTTTTGTTTATCTATTAACGCTATTTAGGTTGTTTTGGCCAGTCGATATTTGGTGCTTGTTGTACATCAATGCGATTGACTAGTGCGCGGTATTTTTTCCATTCAGCGAGTAATTGAATTTCTTGTTCGCTAGCAATTTGTGAATCAACTGCATCTTGTAAATAACTGATTTGCGAGGTTGCTTCCGCGATAAGTTGATTTTTTTGAGTTGTTGCTTGGTTAACTTGCGATTGATGCTGTTTATTTTTATCTAATTGCCATTTTTTGCCATCCCACTTGTCAAATTTACTGCCTGGTTTTAAGGTGGTGTAACCTTCAGGAATCTCACCAACTTCTTGCATAGTCGTTTCTGCGCCAGTTTCGGTAGAGTAGATCTTGGTGCCGCGTAAATCTTTAGGGTAGGTCCATTGTTGGCCATTATGGATGATGGCTTGATTTTCTTGCACGTTTTTCGGGGCTTCTAAATAAGCATTGGCCGGTAAGCCAACGCCAACAGGTAAATATTGATAGGTAGCTTGTGAAAATTCACCCTTTGCATCAACATGATAAGCAATTGTCCAGCCGGCGCTGATGGTTAGACCATTTTTATTTAATACGGCTGATGCTGGTTGTAATTGGTATTTCATTTTTTCTCTTTCCTTTATTATTCTGCTTTAACGATATACATAAATGCAATATTGCGGGGGCGGTTTTCATGAGCAACAGGAACAACACGTGATGCATCGAATGAAACACCGCCGCCAGGACCACCATCGATGTGGATCGGAGTGTGACCTGTATGTTGTTGAAAATTGCTAAATACACCAGTAGTGATTGGATTCATGGCAAATGATTCAGAAATAGGAGATATTTCACCGTAGATGTTTCGAATCGCATCACCCTGCCAGTCTAAAATGACACGATACGGATCCGCTCCACGAGCGTTATCCCAACCTCGAATAAATTCTCCTCGTAAATCTGGTAATTTTCCTGATGGATAAGCAGCAGCGAGTTTAGGAAAGTGATCTCTGTTAAATGTCGAGCCATTACATTCAAAATAACCAGCAGGAGGATAGACTTGTGGCCAAGGTAATGGCACGCCTACCGGAGGGGTTCTGTCTCTAACAAACTGATCTAAGCCACCTACACGAGGCGCTTCAATAAATCCTCCGCACCATCCATCGGAATTAAAAAACCATGAAAAATCGTTTTTATAGGTATTATATACCCCAGCAACTCCGTCATTGCGTACAACAAATAGGTATCGTTTATCTGCAGAAAATAATTCTGATTCAAAATCTGGAGTACGTAACCGGTCAGTTACATTTAAAAGAACATTATTGACATCAGTTATTCTGTTATGCGCATTACTGGCATGATCATAGGCATCACGAACCGCTTTGGGGGTGGCCGCTTGGCTTTCAATTGTTGAATCAGTGGCGGAGTTTAATTGTACAAAACCTTTGGATGATGTTGTCGCCGTTGGATGGTTGGTTGATTTTTCATGAGCTGTCATTTTGGCGGTAATCTGGTCATTCGTGTATTGCCGCGTGGCCAAGACAACGGCTGGATCGATTTTCAATTCGACAGATTGGGTGTTGTCGACAATAATGACCATTCTAATTATTTGCGTTCGGCCACTGCCTTCAGCTAATTTAGGTTTGTAGGTTGATGGGCAGTTACCCACGGCGATCAGATTACCGTACTCATCAAATAGACCAATCTCATGAATAAACCAGCCACCCTCGCTCTCAGGAATGATCTGTTCGGCAATAATTTGATTAGGGTTTTCTTGGTCGACGAATAATGTGTTGACAGCTGCACGTCTGACTTCGTGTACTAATTGGGTTTGGTTTGCATTGGGTTTAGGAATGTTATCATTGCCATCACCAACTGCCATTTGTGTTATTTTAAGAGGAACGCCAAGTGCCGTGGCATTGGCTAATAATGCCGCGCCTTGTTTGGTTAAGACGGTGTAGTATGTTTGATTCATGGTGTTATGCTCATCGTATCGATTAAATGAATAGTTGCGCCCGAATGGCTTTCAGATTGAGTAGCGACAGTTTCGGCAATATAAGGGTAGATATCTAAAGTATTACCATCATAGCTACTGGCACCGATGGTTACAGAGCCTTTAGATACGAGTTGAATTGCTAATTTTGATAATTGACGTGATACGGGTTTGACATCATCAATGATGCGGCTTAGTTCGTTATAAGACTCTTCGGTAATGCCTTTATCTAATACCCCAATTTCCAGCCCAAAAGAGCCTGGAGTTTGATTATTTTGCCACCACTCGATAATCTTGATTAAGAAACCAAATGGTTCGACAGCTCGGCGAATTGCCTCTTTGGTGCCTTTGAGTTTATGGATTTCAAAGGCTTCGGCGATGACTTTACGTTTGATCTCCTCAGACCAATTTTCATCCCAACGGTCTACACTATATTGCCATGCCAGATAGGGAAGTAATTCGTAAGGACAAGTTTGCGGATCCCAAAGTGAGCGTAACGGTATTGGTGGCTCACAAGCAATCGCTTGTGAAAGGTTTTTCTCCAGTTTGGTAGCTGTAGGGGGGAGTAGCGTTTTATTCGCCATAACCTGCTACCTCAACTTGATAGTCTGAACAATAACTAGCTTGTTCCCGGTTGATGATAATATCTTGTGCCGGTTCTTGGAGTTCAACGCGTTGTACGCCAACCACATGTAACGCTGAGATGATAGCACTTCGGCTGATTCTTCGGCCAATTCGATGTTTTTCGCTAATGTAAGCTTGTAAATTATCCATAGCGGTTTTTTTAATCGGTTCTGACTCGGGACCTGGATATAAGTAAAGTTTCGCTTTAATTTGGTAGTCAATTAATTCGACTGATTTAACGGTCACCCTGTCGGCAATCGGTCGACGATCATCTTGATTGACCGCTTTTTTGACAACTTCAATCAACTCATCCGAGGCAATACCATTATTATCCCGAGCTAAAATTGCGAGAGTAACACAGGCAGGGGACGGGCTTTCAGCTGCCGCGTCTAAGACTCGTCCATCAGCACTACGGGCAAAAAATTCATATGCTGCGCGCGGTCCGGCAACCGATAATCCTTCAAAGGCTGATTGAATGCGGACTCTAAAGTCACTATCGGCTTCTTTAATTTCTTTGATAGCCGGAACGACACTATTGTCTGCAGCTTGCACGGTTAGACGATAAACATTGAAGTTGGCGCCTAGATTATCTAAATCCTGATCTTTAGCATGGGCAATCATTAATGCTTGTGAGGCTTCGTTGATTCGTTGCCGTAAAATCAGTTCATAATAGCTGCTCTCTTGTAACAGTTTGACAATCGGTTCACTTTCAAATTGTAATGTTTTTGCAACTTCTTCCTGTTCTTGCTCACTATAAAGTGAAATGAATTTGGCTTTGCGGCGGTTGAAGATCTCTTCAAAATCTAGGGATTCAATTACATTTGGGGAGGGTAATTTTGAAAGGTCGGTTAATGCTGCCATGTTGCTACCTCGATTTCGCTATTAAAGGTTTGGTTCGGTTTGTCTATCCGTGAACCGGTTATTTGTAAGGTTAATTTTTCTTTATCAGGGAACACATCGACCGTATCAAGTTTTATTCGTGGTTCCCATTGAGTAAGTGCCAATACCGTAGCCGAAATCACACGTAGTTTAGTTGCTTCTGTATTTGGGTTGTCTAAAAGTAAAAACAGTAACGAACCATAATTACGTCGCTCAATTCTCGAACCAATCGGTGTGGTGAGAATATCTTTAATGGACTGATTGATATGGTCCATATCGGTAATTGTTCGTCCTGATTTGCTATTCATGCCAATATAACTCATTGCGGTTTTCCTGTTGAATCGCCACCAGCTTTAACGCCGCTGTGGGTGTGAGAATCTAATACAATACCGTTTGATGATAATTGTCCTTGAGTGTGGATCACATTACCGGTTAATGTGCCGGTACTACCTTTGGCGCCACCACCGCTAGCACTGAATGATTTGAATGTTACATGATCGCTACATTCAACCAATGGGGTATCAAGTTGAATTTTGCTACCCGCTTTAGCCGTAATTTGTTCACTGGCTTCAATGATTGCGGTTTTGATCCCTTTAATGGTTAATTGACTGGTTTCTGGTTCATATTCAAATGAGGCACCGTCAGGAAAGGTCACCAAATAACCATCTTCAGATTTAGCAGGAGCGGGATTGGCATCACTGAATATACTCGGTAATACGCAACCTAACGCTAAGTTACCATTTGGGCTTAAAATAAATACCTGCTCACCAATTGATGGCCGCCACCATGTACGGCTTTTACCAGCACGATGGGTGAACCAAGGTAACCACGCGGTAATTAATTCACCGGTACGGACTTTAACCCGATCACCATTGGTTTGATAAACAACGCCAGGGCGAATCAGGTTTTCAATTTTTCGTAGAATGTCGACTAAGTCGGCGGGATGATAATTTTTCATAACGCCTATAATGAAATTTTATCAAATAAAAATAAAGTAAGCTTAGTTGTAGCGATTAGGCTTACAAATTTTCAAAGAGTTAAGTTAGAACAGAGTGTGGTTTGAATAATGCGAGCATTAACTTTCTAGCTACCCTTTTTTTTTGTTAAAATAAAAAAACAATAAAATCAACATATTAATTGAGTGTTTAAAAAAAGGGTTTTTAAAAGCCAAATAGCACTTTGCCTTTTTGCTAACAGAGTTTATAGTATATATTGTTCTAGTTCACTGCCGTGTAGGTAGTTTAGAAATTTTGTTTTCTGTCGGATATTGCACGCAATGAGTTCACTGCCGTGTAGGCTGTATTAAGTTTGCTCGTTTTATTTTTAATGTCTTATTATGGCTAATTTAGTGTTGTCGATTTTAAGCGTTAGTTTTCGATTAGTAAAATGGGTTAGTTAAATTCAACTAATCCATTTTAAATAGATAATAACTACCTCAATAAGCGTTTTTAACCAGATCATATCTTGTTTATTAGAATTCAATGGTTTATCTAAATACTGTGCTAGTTGCTCTATCAAACAGAAGTTTAGAACCATGGTTATAATCTGCAATTATTAACTAGACGTTTGATGGTCAATCAATTTTTAGTTAAAATTTTGAGGAGAGCACTTTTTAACCTTAGAAATAGTTGAACAACCGGGTTTGTACCCCGTAAAATCATCTTTTAAACAGCTAATTTAAAATATTAATCTCAGCCAATTTTATTGGTTAAGCCAAGTAAAAGTTATTTATGGCTATACTTTTCTAACGGTTCTTGCAAAATTAGCCGATCTGATAATGAATCAAATTCCAGTTTATCTTGTTTTTTTGTCGCCTTGATCCGTTCCGATAATTTTAATTCAATGGTTAAATCACATTGGTTGTCAGTAATATTTTCCACATTAAACTTAATTGCTTGTTGACGAGAATGGGTGTTAATCAATGCCTCTGGTTGATTACTTTGTATCCAACTGACAATGCTAGCGATTAACTCATTAAAAGGATAGCAATAAGCGCTTAAACTTATCGTCAAAGTGAAATGGTATTGGAATCCCAAATTGTCGACAGAGAAGGGCTCAATAAAACCGTCTTTGATGGTAAATTGATGGGAGCTTGCTGTACTGTTATTAAGCAGATTACGTTCAAGTAAAAATTGCTTTAATTGATTAATTTTTTTCATACAAATCCTTTAATGTTGTGAATAATCATGATGATTTTCTTTTTTGGCTCGATTTTGGTTTTCGGCAAAGCGTACCGATATTTCCTTTACTTTTTAATAAGCAGAGTAATAGTGTTAGATTCATCACGATCTGCGCCAGATAAGCACGATGTGATAGATTGAAAAAAGTAAATAAGCAAACGGCGACACTCGAGACAATCATTAACCATGCTAACCAACTGTATACAACTTTGTAGCGAGAATTGTGGTGGTCAAAGGTAAATAATCGCACAGCAATCATTAAACAAAAAATAGCATTGAGGGTGGTGGTTATCATGATTTTTTACCCTTGAAAATATCGAATAATTCAGTTGGATCATCAAATTTTTTAATCAACCAAAGTAACAATTTAACACTTATTGCCGAGGAAACTAAGGCGCCTAAACCAAGTGGGATTTTGTTTTGTATGCTGATTGGAAAAATGGGTATCAATAAGTAGAGTGTCATTTCAGCTAACAGCAATCCCATAGCAAATGAGATAAAAAATAGGATGATACGACGTAAAACCGAGATGCGTTCTTCACTAATGACTAATAGAATCGAACCACAAAGTGCACCTAAAATAATGCCGTTTTCGATGTTGGGATAAATCATTGATACTGAAAAAGCACTAAAAACAGCGGTAAAAGTTAAACTGGTGGGTTCTGTCATTAAGTTAGTCCCATAAATTGATGGTATTTTTAGTTTTTTCGACTACCATTTCCGGTACATTGACCTCGGTACCCATAGGTAATATTGCCGGTAGCTCACATAGTTTTGGATTATTTTGATAAATTATTTCCACAATGCCTGCCGTTCTGCCAAAAACTCGATAGGCTAGCGCATCAATGGTTTCATTTTGCATGGTATAGACAATCATTTTCAATTACTCCAAAGTTGATTATTGACTTATTGTTAACCGCGACATCGCCGATTTATCAATAAAATAGGGCTCGGCGGTAGACAAAGGTGTCGAATCGCTTAAAACCATTGAACCGCCGAGTTGTGAGGGTCACTCTTTATAAATAGTTATTTGATATTATGGTCGTTGTTAACTGATTTTTAGGCAATTAACTAAAATTGTGACAAATTGAAATACAATATGATCTATAATAGATTTGATACAATAAGCTATTAACTCAAGTAGTTATAATATTAATACAAAACATCTGATAATTATTAGAAAATGGCTAACCTTATTATATGACCTTTAGGTCTTTACTATTTACCATTAGGTAATTATAATCAAGTCATCGTACGTACGAAAAATCGTTAGTGTGTTTTTATATATTTATATTTGGAGATATATTCATGGCTTTTGCTTGTAGAAATTTTTCTCGTTCAGCGGGAAGTATTATGAATTTAAATCCTAAAACAGATTATCGCTCTTATACTTCGGTTGATAAATCTAATTATAATAATGCTACACAGACAGATATAAATAAAGTAGCTGCAGATTTAAGGAGAGCTTTAGAGCTTTATGAGTCAGAAAAAAAACGAAAATGTTCCTACTAATAAAGTGCTATCTTCAGAAGTTGTTCTGGAGATAGAAAAAGCTATCAAAAAAAATCCCGAGATATTAGATCAACTATTTGAAAGTCCTTTAATACAGCAAACCGTTATCCATAAAGTTGAATCTTATAAAGGTCCACTTCCTCATCCTGATATATTAAAAAAATATGATGAAATCGATCCTTCATTTTCAAAAGTGATCTTTGAACATTTCGTTAAGGAACAAGATCATCGGCATAGTATTGATAATAAATCTATTGATGGCGCAATAAACAGTGATAAACGTGCTCAATGGATGGCATTTATTTTGAGTTTCCTTATTATTGCAACGGGTGTTGTCGCTACTTTTTGTGGTTATGAAATATTTGGAGCTGCAGCAGTTGGTATCAATATTGCTGGACTAATTGCCGCATATCTCAAAGGTAAAACTAATAATAAAGAGTAACCTTTTTATTTATTCCTCTAAAAATTCTTCTTTAAAATAAAGAAATTAAGGTTAAAACCGACTTTCATCGGTTTTATTTAAATTGAAATTTAATGATTAATCTCGCGAATAGTTTGTTTATCCGCATTGCATTTTTCAATGACATTCAATAAATGTTCATTGTATTTTAAGCTATCACCAAAAGTCATTGGCTTAGGCGGTAAATTTGGCTGACAATTATTGAGTAAATTAGCGGGTATTGGTTGCGTCACGAAGACTTTTCGCTCGGTTGTACAAGCTACCAGAGATAGGCATAGGCACCAGCTGGTTAGCGCAATAATTATCTTTGAGTTGACCATGAATCTGCTCCTGATTTTGCAATGATTGGTTCTCTAATGACTGTTTATTTTGCTCATTGTCGGCAATAAGTTGATTGTTCCTCAAAATTGTTTGCTCTAATTGGCCTAATTTTTCAGATAATTGCTGCACTTCATTTCGTGCTGATTGTTTATCATGCAGCAAATCGCCAATAATATAAATGAGTAAGATAAACGCGAAAGCGATTGTGAAGTTAGTTTTATTCATGCTAATCCTGGTAAATAAATAGTTTTGCCGTTTTGTTTAATAGCCGTAAGGACCTGTTGGCGATGACCTGTGGGGTTGAATTGGATATGAACCCATTGATTATGCTCTTGTATAAGTTTGTCAAATTCGATACCACTAGCGATTAGACGTTGACAGATTTGTTTAGGATCACCATAGGCACAATGAAAATCAACAGCGAGACCTTTGGTATGCGCGCTAGTTGGCGAACCACCTACCTGAGTATTGAGAGCCGGGCAACGATAACCAGATGTGATGATGATTGGATGGGCTAAAACTTTCCTGACTAATTCAAGTTTGTTGGCAGTAAATTGAATATTTGCCATCAAGTGATCGGGAATTTTATTCTCGATTTTTAACCGTTTTGCGGTGGTTGAATAGGTAAATTCCTCTAATGAGAAATGTTCGGTTAATTTCATTGTTGTTTATCTCCTTTAGCATGTTTAATTAATTTTTCTTCCAGAGTTTTAATTAATGTTGCGCCAGACCAACCTGCTAGTCCCGCTATTCCTCCCGCTAATTCAAATCGCCAATCAAAATAACTTGCAGCTAAAATTGCCAGTGCCCCAGCAAAAGCTGAAATTAACATCTGGGCGATTAGGGTACCAATACGAAATTTATTGCCTTTTAAAACGTTATAAAAGTAATTGGCTAATGAACCGAGCGCGGTGATGATGAACAAATAAATGACCACATACCAGTTTACATTATCAGGATCTTTAATTGGCATAATTGATTCTCAAAATAGACATGGCCACCAAGATATGGGTTAAAATTTTGCCAGCTTGGTAGCCATTTGGGTTAATGAATTAAGCCGTTATTGGTGAATTTAGCTTTTAAATCAAGCAAGTTTGCTATGATTGAGAATTTATGATTAATCACGATATTTTTGGGCGATAATTTCATACTTGTAATATAGGCTCGGATGCAAATCTTTGCTGCTATTTTTCATAGATCTGATAGAGCATTGTAGCTTATAGGCTAAGGTTTTTTTATCTAAATTAGAATTTGTATCCATCATAAATGAGTGAGAATGGGTTGGATATTTTTTATAAGTTTTACCGTTATATTTAAATTTATCATCTTCTAATTTCACGTTAATTGGACGGCCTAGCTCATCATGTATTAGTTTCAAATGACTAGGTGGATTATTGAGTTTTACTTTGTAATCAGGTGATTGTATCGATCTTGCATGATATATAGTACAATTGACAAACCCCGGATCATCTGACTCATCAAAAAACACGCAATATTCAACCTTAATTGTGACATGGTAATAATAATCAATTAGTTTTAGATGCTCAGCTGTATATCGGGAAAAAGTTGGAAAAGATATTTCAAAATTTGGATCTGCTTTTGTACCTTCATATAATATTCCTTCGTGAAAAAACCTTCCTTGACCCAAAATTAATGTTTCAGGCATGGAAAGAATTCCATTATAACCAAAAAGGATTTTGTTAAGTGGGTTAGGGTCTCGTTGGATAACATTTGGTTGAATAAAATCATTTTCCCGAAGGACTCTAAGGGAACCGCCTGAATAAGGTGGGTTATTGTACATTACGAAAGGTTTTACTAATGCCATATTTTCATCCTTTTATAAATCTTAGTTGTGTAATTATTAGTTATTTTCTTTCTTTCTTTATTTAACTCTTTTTGACTGCAAAAAGTTCATATTCATAAAAATGTTTAAACGGTGTAGCTATACTAGTTAAATTCTCAATTGCTAGGTAAGCAAAACTAACTCCACTAACTAGGAATGAATCAGTTTTTAATGGATAAATTTCGTTGTTTATTGAAAAAATAGCGTATTCCATCTCTTCGTTGTCTGCTCTTTTAACAATATTGAAAATAATATTTCTTTTTTCCTGGTAGGATGCCGGTTTTATATTATATCCTTCATGAGGGTGTAATAGAGAAGATGGCTCAACTTGATTCCCGTAAGGTTCATATAGACAATGAGTTATATTTTGAGGAAAAGGGTTTGTTTTTTTACATGCTAAATAGGAATTAAAGCGTACAAAAATTTGATATTGCTTGCTAATTGATTTGAGTTGCTCCCTAGAAAAATATTTATAACAAGGGAAAATGATATTAAATGGTTTTTTATATGCTGCCATGTCCTCTTCAAAACGCCCACTGCCTAATATAAAATAGGATGGTAAGCAAAGCAGCCCTTCCTTATCAATTTTTAAAGTGTTATTAGGATCGCTAGATAAAGCAATGTTTTGGGCTGACAGTAAATCTTCATCTTTAATTTCACTAAAATAGAAGCGATCAATTTTATCCCAATTTTGTACAATAGGTTTTTTTATTGCCATGTTTTTTGTCCTTTTTTCTTAAGATTTCGTTGAATTAAGCGGGTTAATTTAACTGGTTAATTATACAGTATTTTGCTTGTTAAACCTAATTATTAGGCCTTAAATGGCTAAAAAACAACTTTAAAAAATCAATAATAATCATAATGTTATCATTATCTTTTAATGATGATTTGTCGTTTGCCGTTCGACAATGAATACCGTTTATTTATTATGGATTTAAAACGTTAACTCACTTTAAAAAGTGGATAGCAATAATGCGAATGGAAAGTTAATTAGCGGCAGTAACTACATGACCAGGCAATTATTGGCTAATGACTTAAAGATGGGTTATTTGGCGATTGAAAACCTTATTCTCAAAATCCTTAGACGGTTATGCAGAGAAATGGGGGGATAGTTGATGATTATAGATGAGTGGGGCATGAATTATTGTCAACTATCCCAAAATGTTAAGAATTATTTCGTTTTTCAATAGAGTTATGAGGTAACTGTTCTTTTAAAGGTTCGAGCAAATCGCGGAACCAGAACAATATTATGTCCTTATCATTTTCTCTTAAATGTATATATTCGGTAATTATGCGAGAAAGTAATTCAGCTCGTTCAATTATTTTGATTTTTTCTAATTCATCCATTTTATTCACCTCTATCACCGTATTACTGTTTTTATATACAGTATATAGTAATTAATAATTCGATCAAGTCCTTTTTTTTAAAGATTAGTTAAGATCATAAATAATCTTTATTCATTGATTTTATTAGCTTATTTTTTTGATTTGTGCACTCAATAACCATCATCTAAACGCTCTTTTTTGATAGATTAAAATTCATGTTTATATAACCTTTTTGGCGGTATTTTTTGGCTGTCGATACAGTGGTTTTTGACAGAATGGTTACTAATTATTAAATGCAGCCCATCGAGCCTGTCGGTTAGCATCAAATGCTGGCATGGGTTGATTTTAATACTCTCCCTTAAATAGAGGCGATTCACATTGAAATCATTATCCGCTAAGCCGATAATTTTCAGTTGTTGTTTGATGATTCGCCTTTGTTGTTCACAATCATTAGTAACCGTACAGTTATTGACAGAACTCCAAGGCGTGCGTTCCGCCCGCAATGGTGATGCTTGATTGGCCTTTACACTATTTAGGCTACTCTTGGGTACTAACCGCCATTTAGTTAATCTGGTGTAAATAGTCGATGCAATCCCATGAATTGGCGCATAGATGCCTTTTATTTTTTTGATGATCTCCTCATATTGATTCAGCTTATCTTCATAAGCCAGGCGGACTTTAAGGTCTTTACGTTTGACTAATGGTCCTCCTTGATGCGCGGTATAAGCTGCCCAATCCCCAATATCAGCTGAGGCTAATACCGGATCGATAATATCATCAGTCACTTTTTTGCTTTTTAAACGCCGTAGTTCTCGCCAAACACTGACAGGTGCGCCACCCAATTGTTGAAATTGACGAATCTTCCAGCGACTAGCCCAAGCGGTGATCGCTTTCGATGACGCTTTTAAGTTTTCGCCAGTTTGGGTATCTATTTCATTTTCGAGCGCATATCCATCAATGTTTTTGGCAATATATTTGGCGATATAACCGGTTGCCGATCCTCTTTGTTTATCGATATCCTTAAATTCAAAGCGATTGATGGCGGCACCTTGTTCCTCGCCATCTTCATCCATGGCATAGATCCACATAGTGTAAAAAGCCTTTTGGATATCTTCTGGGCGCATAAAAATTAAAATATGCCAATGAGGTGTACCATCATGATGGGGTTCGGCAACCCGAAAGCCGAAAAATTGAATATGTTCACGATTTAATTTAGCGCGAATACGTGACCAGACTTTGCATAAATAAGCTTGTGTTTCTCGAGGTGTGTTGCCCTGCCAATTTTCGACAAAACCGCCTTTGGCATGCGCGCTGTGATATTTGGCGGGAGCCGTTAAGGTTATAAATGCGCCTTGGTAACCTAGCTCATCGGCCAAATCCTCAAAACCTCGCATTCGTGTCATCAGTTCTACTCGTCTGATAGCCGGATTCGCAATTGATTTATACACTTGCAAATCAAGAGGAATTTGTTCGCCAGTATCTTGATTTTCAATCATCATCTTTTCAAGATATTTTTGATTGCGACGCTTTTGCTCCTTCCACTCCATTTGACAGCTACGGCTAGCATACGGCGAGGCCTTTTTTTGTACTTGACCTACAGCAATGGCTAAATGCTCATGCTCAAAATCTCGACGCGTCTTTAATTTACGCTGCCACCATTCATGATTGGTTATTTTAGCCAATGCCTTAATGCAATTTTCGTTGGTTAATTTATTATGGTTAAAATCATTCAAATAGGGTGGGGGAATGTTAATACCGCTTAATTCTTTTAAAACGCAACGATAAAGTTTCTGCTCCAAACTATCGCTTTCAATATGATTAGCAGTTAAGCAAAAGTCCTGATCTGCAAGGCAATGTTGAATGTGTTTATTCAGATAATTACTTATTTCAACACTTAAATTGGCCAACTTTTTAGTGCCTAAAGTCGCTAATTGAGCAAATTCATCAGCAAAATTAATCGCTAAGGCACTAGGGCTAACAGCTTGATAACGAGCTTTGACTTGTGATAACCGTGATTGAATATTACCACCCAAAGTTTGCCGTAAAAAACTATTGGCGGCTTTGCGGCCCTCCTTTCGCAACAGATGAATATATTTATCGGCAAAATAACCGGCTAAAAAATCAGGCAAATCAGCAAAATATTGCGCACGAAATGGGTGGTCTTCCTGATCTATTTGCCACAATTTAATTTCATTATAGCTTAAAGATTGTGGCATTTTTTTTCCACAATCATATTGTGCTATTGGCGTTCTGACTATTTTTTTATTTGCTTTATATTGGCCAATATTTTCATAGTAATCACGCATCGCTAATAATAAAGAGTGTTTATGTTTAGCGGGAATAGCCGGCAAGGAGAAAGATTGGCATTGGCTAGTCATAAATTCTCGGTCGCAATTATCGTTTAGCAAACTGTTCTTTTAGATTTTGACAATCCACGCACAGTTGACAACCTTTTAACAATTGTCGGCGTTTTTCTGGGATTGGCTCACCACACTCTATACAATCTTTTGCTGATTCACCCTTAAAAACTTGGCGATTAGCAAGTAGATTATCCAGTTCAAGTTGAGCCAAATCATTAGCTTGGTCTATAATATCTCGCATTAGGCTTCAGTCTCATAGCTTTGGTTACGAAGCTTTTGCCCTTCTTGATAAAGGAGTTCATTTACTTCGCTTGCGGTTAAACCTTTATCAACAATATGTCCGCCTAATTGCATTAAACGGCTGATATAGCGATCACAAAGTCGTTGCTCGGTTTCTTGTTTAATTTGCTCGGTTAAATCTTGTAATTTACTTTGAGTGATATTGTTTAAATACATCATATTTCCTCATCTGGTTAGTTATTATTGTTTGGTAAAATCTTGAGGCTCGCAGTGGGCAAAAACATCAACGATGGATTGCAAACGGCGAAGTCCGATTTCTAAACGGTCTATTTCCTCATCATTCAGCAGATCATAATTAAGGTTACGCGCTGAAGATGAGAATCCTGCATATAAAGGTGTTATACCCGCGGCGGCTAATAACAACCTTTTTTGTCCGGGTTTTAACCGATTAAAATTACTGCGCACCAGACTTCGATGGCCATGAATCAGTTGATATAACCGCCTGATATGTTCAAGTTGACGAGACCGCTCAATACTATTCATCGCTACTCCTACCTTGACTGTCGTGAGATCCAAAAAAGAGCCATGTCTTTCGAAAAAGCCAAAGGCATTTAAATTGAAATAAGTTAGTTTTAGCGACGCTTAACTGGCCATAATTTAATGGCTTTACCGTTACTTTTTTCTATCCAACCATTAGGATTATGTCTATTGGTTGCAATTAAAATAACTACTGGTTCAGTGGTCGTTTTTTGACTTAAATAGATAGATCGTTTCATATCAATGCTCCTGCAAATTTAATTCAGGATTAAATGCTTTCGCCCCTTCAAGCGTCAGAGCAGTCATGTTAATTAAGGTGGTTGAACGATCATGCTTACCGGTGATCTTCTTTTTACGAATTGGCAGCAATCCTTCATGGACATATTTTTTAACAGTACGGGGATTCATACCCGAAACACGGGCAAATTCATCCACCGTGACATAAGGAGCTGAAATAGTGATTGAAATTGTTGTCATCATAGTGCATTATTCCTAGCATAAATATGCTTATGTGTAATTATGTGTATTTATGTGTAAAATTAAACTTAATATAATTTATCATTAAGCTTAGCTTAATGTCAATTATATTTTTATCTTTTATTTAATCTAGGCTTAATTTAATATGAGTATTAATTTTAATTCTGGTGGTGCTAAAGTATTGGACCGGATCATTGAAGCATATGGTTTCAAATCCAAAGTGGAATACAGCAATTATTTAGGTACATCGGCAGCAAGCTTATCAATCCGTTATCGACGAGATTTATTTCCATCAGATCTGGTGGTTAAATGTATGGATGAAACCGGGGCATCATTACAATGGCTAGCGACCGGAGAAGGGCAATTTAATCCTGCAGATCAGACTAAAGAAACCATAATATCTGACGAAACATTAATAAAACTTGAACGATTAGCAAGCTTAAAAGAAAAGGGAGCTATTACTGAACAAGAGTTTAATGAATTAAAAGCGCAGTTAATTTGAATTAAGTTAGGATGAATTGCCGTTATGTCAGTAAGAAAACAACCTAATGGAAAGTGGTTATTTGAAAAATATCTCCCTGGTGGCCGTCGAATCCGTAAGAACTTCGCCACCAAGGGAGAGGCATTGGCATATGAAAACTACCTTGAAGAGCAAGCTAATGAAAAACCATGGATTAATGAAAAAATCGATAAACGCCGCTTATCGGAATTAATCCAAAGCTGGTATTCGTTGCATGGCCAAACCCTTAAAGATGGGCAAACTCGCTTAAAAGCCATGCTATTTGCGAGTGAATGTATGGATAATCCATTAGCAAACAATTTCACCGCTAAACAATTCACAACTTATCGTCAAAAACGAATTGAGGGTGAGATATATCGCACCGACCGGATTAAAACGGTTGCGCCCAGAACAATGAACCTTGAATTAACCTATTTCAAAGCGATGTTTAACGAGTTAATTCGATTGGGGGAGTGGCAACATAAAAATCCGCTAGAACTGGTTCGCTCATTTAAAACTGACGAACAAGAGATGGCTTATCTAACCAAAGAACAAATCCAATCGCTACTCAACTCATGTGAGCAAAGTAGTGCTAAAGATCTTACCATCATTGTCAAAATCTGCTTAGCAACCGGCGCCAGATGGAGTGAAGCTGAAAGCTTAAAAAGCGCACAAGTCAAAGATGGAAAAATCACCTATATCAACACCAAAGGTAAACGCAACCGCACCATTCCAATCAGTGACGAACTATATCAACAAATTCCAAACAAAAATGGCCAACTTTTTACCGCCTGCTATTCAGCCTTTCGCTCGGCACTAGATAGAACCGGCATCGAACTCCCCGAACGCCAATTAACCCATGTATTACGCCACACCTTTGCCAGCCACTTCATGATGAATGGTGGCAACATATTAGTCCTACAAAAAATCTTAGGCCACACCGACATCAAAATGACCATGCGCTACGCCCACTTTGCGCCAGATCACTTCGAAGATGCGGTGAGATTGAATCCTTTAAATGATAGGGAAACAATAAGATGAAATATTTAAATATAATAAAAAAAATTGAAATTGATAGTGTTAGAAAAAAAAAGAAATCAAAAATTAAATTTATGTCCAAAGAATGGATAATTAGACATTGGTGGTTAATTTTTGTGGTTGCTATATATTCTTTTTCTCTTGTTTTTTTTATTTTCTCAAAAAATTATTTATGGGCATGTATATCATTAATTTTCACCTATTTATTGATAGGATGCTATGCCTCAATTACATATAAAAGTATAAAACAAGAAAAAAAATTATTCCGTCTACCCTTTAATAGAGCTATCAATTTAAATGTAAAATCAGTTTATTGTTCAGATAAAAAATATTTAAAACAACTAATATTACTTGATGTATCAGAATTAAAATTTGGATATTTAGAGTTAAATAGTGAGTATGAATATTTTAAAAAAAGGATAAACCTATTTATTGGACCAATAGATAAGCTAGGTATATTACCTGGACTTATAGCTACTATAGGTGTATTACCCAATACAATAGATGCGTTTGGGATAAATTATTGGGTATCAATTTTTTCTTATGCTTATATTGGGCTTATTATTTTTAGTTTATTTTTTTATGATACTGTAGCTAAATATGAGAGAATGCTTTCATTAACTAAGTTTGTGATTGAATCTAAATTAGATAAATGAGTTTATATGGGAAATTATAGCAAAGGCATTTCAGAGCGAATAAGGCATGTAAGAATAAAAAAAGGATATTGTTTAATTTGTGGTTCATATGGCGAACTCACTATGGATCATGTTCCTCCCAAAGGTGCTATAACCGTATCAAAAATAGAACAAAAACATATTTTTGAAATTATAGGCGCTGATAATATAAAATTAAAAGGAGTTCAGTCGCATAATGGTAGCAGATTTAAAACTATATGTGCTAAGTGTAATAATGAAATAATTGGCAAGGATGATCAGGAGGTATGTTCTGTCATTAAAGAATTAAATACAAAAATAAAAAAACACTTCTCTGGTTTTCATTCGATTAATAATTCGGTCTCTGTCCGATTCGACCCTATACGTTTTTGTCGTGCAATGATTGGACATATATTATCCGCAACAACAGTCAATGATTGTATAAGAGAACCAGTTAACTCACCTTATTTTTCTCCTTTACAAGATTTTGTCTTAGGAAACGATAATGCGCTAAATGATACTCATGATATTTATTACTGGTTTTATCCTAATAAAATGCATTTTAGTGGTAAAATAATAGGTTTTTATGATGATGGTAACTTTTGCGTAATCAGTATTCTATCATTTTTTCCTATTGCATTTTTATTAACCGAAAAGAATAAAGGAATATATCCAGCTCAAGCTACAAAACTAACTTTTAATGATTCTCATATTATCATGGATTTATCTTTACAAAATATTAAATACGTTAACTTCCCTTTTATATCTCTTAAAGGCAACAAAATGTATATGGGAAATGATGCAACCTGTATTGTTAGTTACCCTATCAAATAATTATAAGAATTCACTTCTATCAATACAAAAAATGGCGGTAAACTGGCGATCGAATATGATTTTATAGCGCTTTATATGTGTTTATATGCAATTTCAACCTATTGATTAATATGTAAATTATTGATTTAAAAAGACCTTGCAAAGAACTCATAATCGATTGGTCACTGGTTCAAGTTAAGTCGTAAAATCTATTAAATGTTTTATCACTGTTTATTTTAAAATATAGATATTAGTTTCACCCTACCTAAATTGCTTTTTGAATAATATTAAACTAATCTTAATCCTTAAAAAAACGTTATTAATAAACAATTCTCCAACCGATTAACAGGAAGTTTAATGATATTTTCAAGGATTAGGTGTGTTAAACGTTATTAAATATTTGCTTAAAGATTCTGTATTGATCGTTCTCTTCTTCATATTCTACTTTAGAATGGACATAACATATTATGTAGTTTTAGAAAATCGCCACTCGTTCATTAGCAATATAGGTAAGCCAATTGTTGATATTTTATTTGCTATAACAATTGTAGTTGAAATTATTTTCTTTCTCTCAATGTTGATAAAACTATTTGTTGTTAATAGTACACATTTGTTAACCTCTTATTTAGGATTAATATTTGGGTTAGCATTTTCTTTTGTTTGGCTATTTATTTTATATGTTTATTTCGACCAAAATAATGGTGGGGGATGGGATGGTTTAGGGTTTCTCGTTTGGGCGTTTTTGCCTGCGATTGGCAGTTTTATGAGTTATAGTATTTTAATACTTATCAGAATGTTATATTTTTTATATTGTGTTTTATTTGTTGAAAGATCTAAATAA